TTTAGATGCAGAAGAAAGATTACATGTTTGCTTTAAAATAATCACAAGCATGATGAGCGCAAAGCACTTTAAATGTGACTTGTTCCATTTTAGATATTTGTTTAAGATAAGATATAACTCATTGAGATGTGTCATAGTATTCGTCGTTAGAAAACAATTATTATGACATTATTTCAATGAGTTATCTATTTTTGTCGTGTACAGAGCAAGGTAGATTAAGATGAGTGCACCACAATATAAACCAATGAGAGAAAGTGAAGTTTGTAATGCTATCGGGTGGGTGTTAATAGCTCTTGGCTTTATCGCAGGTTTTTTATTTATTCTTGCATTTGGTCGAATTGAAGTAGCTTCTTACTATGGTAAAGAAACGGTTTGGTCTGGAGTTATGATAGCAACAGGAATCGGAATTATATTTAATGGATTCCTTGCAGGCTACTTATTTCAAAAAGTAGCTAGTATTCTTCGTTACCATGAGAATAAATAATATCTTGCATAAGCACCCTAGGATGCTTTTTAAAATTGGTTTAACTACCCTGCTTGGTAATTATATTTAACTTAAAAAGAACTACCCACTCATTGAGTGGGTTTTTTATTGCCTAGAGGAAAGTAAAATGGCACAAGAATCCCGTTTGGTCATTGTTATTGATTCGCAAAATGCTGAACGTAATGCGCGTAATCTAGGCAATGAACTTGTTAGCATTGAACGTAAAGGTGAATTTGCATCTAAGTCTATGGACAGCTTGTCTGTAGCCACCAGAGCTTTAGCTGGACACATGGCTGGTTTATTAACAGTAGGTTCAGCCATTTCAAAGATGGATACATATACTGGATTACAAAATCGCCTTAAGTTAGTCACTAACAATCAAGTTGAACTAAATAAAGCAACGGAAGACACTTTCCGAATTGCTCAAAAAACCTATTCAGCTTGGGATTCTGTGTTACAGGTTTACCAGCGTTTTAGTGATAATGCCAAAACTTTAAACCTCACAATGGATGACACAGCACGTTTAACTGAAACAGTTTCTAAAGCTGTAGCAATTAGTGGTGCAAGCGCAGAAGCTGCTGATGCAGCTTTAGTTCAGTTCGGGCAGGCCTTGGCTAGTGGAACGTTGCGTGGAGAAGAACTTAATTCTGTAATGGAGCAAACCCCAGCACTAGCAAAGGCTATTGCTAAAGGTATGGGTATTACTGTAGGTGAATTACGTTCAGTAGCAGCTGAAGGAAAAATTACTTCACAAGAAATTGTAAAAGCGCTTAGAAATGTAGAATCTGATGTTGATGCTCTTTTTGCTAAAACAGATATCACAATCGGGCAGTCTCTCACACTCCTAAACAACGAGATCACAAAATTTGTTGGCGAAGCAGGTAAGGGAAGTGGTGCGGCACAGGTATTAGCTGGATCAGTTCAAACTCTTGCAAGTAATTTAGATTTAATTGCTGATGGGGCTTTAGTAGTTGGTATTGGATATATCACTCGTGCAATTTTGATGAAGAGCGCTGCTATTAAAGAGGGAATGGCTTCAACTTTAGCGAGCCGCCAAGCATCTGTATTAAATGCTCAAGCAGAATATGCAGAAGCTACCGCTGCTTTGAATGCAGCAAAAGCTCATCTCGCGAATGTGCGAGCAACAAATGCAGAAACCCAAGCTAAATTTGGCGCAACAGCGGCAGCAACTCGATACGCACAAGCACAGGCAGCAGTAACTGCTGCTACAAATGCACAAACAGCAGCTCAAATTAAGCTAAATACTGCAACTTCAATTGCAGGGAGACTAGCTAAAGGGGCGTTTGGATTAATTGGTGGGTGGGCTGGAGTTGCAACATTAGGAGTAATGGGATTAGCGGCAGCCTATTCTTATTTTAATAATAAGGCAGAGGAGGCAAAGCAAAAGCTTGCTGAACAAGCTAAAGTTGCTGAGAAAGCTGATGAGGAGTTAAAAAAATTAACTGGCAATGATAAGGCTAAAGCAGTTAATGATTTAACTACTGCTTTTAATGCACAAAATAAAGCATTAGAGAAATCATCGCGTGCTGTAGGGTCTGCATTAATTGATATCGAGAACTATGCACGAGGAAATAGGGAGGTTGAAAAAATTTCCCAAGAAGCGAGAACTGGAACTATCAGCTATACAGAAGCCATTGAACGTCTAAATAAAATTAAGTTGCCTACAGATCTATATGAAAATCTGAAAAAACAGGCTGCGCAGTATGATGACAATGCATCTAAAGCAAGTTTATCAGCTGAGAAACTTAAATTATTAAGAGTTGAAGTGAAACTTGGAGGTAATGAAGCACAAAATGCGGCAATTCAGCATCAAAAACAAGCGGATGCTTTAGGAAATACTGCTACTGAAGCAGAAAAGGCAACTAAGGCTTTGCAAGATTATCAAGCCAAGCAAAAAGATAGCGTTATTGATTCAATCTATAAATCAGGTTGGCTTGATAAAGGTTACACTGTTGCTCAAGCTAATGCCATTTTAGAACTGCAAAAAGCTAAAGGAATGAGTGCAATTTTGTCTAAAGATGAAATTGATAGCGCACTTAGAAATCTCAAGATCATCGAAGAACAACAGGAGCGAGAAGATAAATTAACTGAAGCTAAAAGAAAGCAGACGCAGGAAATTGAAAAACAAGCAAAACTTACTAAACGCTTGGTCGGTATTTCCGGTCAATCCGGTATTGGTACTGGTCCACATCTTGACGTCCGATATGGTGGCTCATTGTCAGGTCAGAAAGTTTCTAATGAACATCTGGCTCGATTACAGGCGGGAGGAAAACCTTTAACTTCCTACAAGATCAGTTCTAATTATGGTCCACGAAAAGCCCCAACTAAAGGGGCTTCTTCATTTCATAAAGGTATTGATTTTTCAATGCCTGAAGGAACACCAATCACGACCAATGTTGCTGTGAAAGATATCAAGACATGGTATGACAGCAAGGGAGGTGGTTATGTCAGTGAAGTGATCTTTGAGGATGGAGTGTCTCTTAAGCTTCTACATCAATCTCCCAAGATGCAGAGCAAGGTGAAAGGTGGTGCAAGTAAAGGAAGTGATAAAGCAGCTGGTGATATTCAATCTCAACTTGAACGTCAACAGGATTTGCAACGGTCACTTGAAAATGAGGTGGCTAGTGAAGTCGGACGGATTAACAATAATAGAAAGGCAAGACTGGAGGATGTTGATAAAGCAAACTTTAGCCCGGAACGTACTGCAGAAATAAAGGCGGAAATAAATCGTCGTGCAGATAATGATATTGCTATAGCCAAACAAGCCCTTAGAACGAAATTGGAAGACTATAAGGAGTTCCAGAAAACCGAGGAACAGTTACTAGAAGAGTCCTTTAACCGTAAAAAGTTCAATGCAGCTCATGACCTTGAATTAAGTAAGTTTGAGCAGAAGCAAGCTGTTGAATTGCTGGAACAGCAAAAACAGCAAGAGTTAGGGTTATTAAAACTAGCTCAGGAACAGCGGTTGTTTCAAGCCCGTTTATCTCTGCTTTCTGAAACGCAAGCCATGCAGGAACGTTACAGACTCGAACGGGAGGAAATTCTTAAGAATACCAAGCTTTCTATAGAAGAGCGGCAAAAGCTAATCGCATTATCTAAAGCCAATCAGGATAAAGAGACACGCGATAAAGTGAATAATGCTGCTCAAAACTGGGGTGGTATCCAAGCGGATATGAATGGTACCGGAGAATTTTTCAGACAGGATCAGGAACGATTTAGCCGTTTAAATGCTGCAAATGATTTAGCAGATAGTCAATTTGCTGCTACCGACCTGAATGAGCAAAACTCTTTAGATGGTTTGAATGCTCAATTCGAAGCTGGACTAATTAAGCAGCAGGATTTCGAAAACCAGAAAACAGCTATCATTCAAGCAGCTCAGGACCAACGCAATCAGATTGCTGCCGAATATGCTCAGAATGCTCAGGATATTGAAGATAAATATCAGCAAGATCGATTGAATGCTCAAATTGCTCTTGGTGGCCAAATGATGGGTTCACTCACATCAATGTTTGGTTCAATGTTTGGCGAGCAATCAAAAGCATACAAGATCATGTTTGCTGCTGATAAAGCTTATGCCATTGCAGCTGCCGGTATTGCGATTCAGCAAAATATTGCAGCAGCTTCAAAAGCTGGTTTTCCTCGTAACATCCCATTAATTGCTGGAGCTGTTGCACAGGGTGCAAGCATCATTGCAAACATCCGGGCAATTAAAGATCAAGGCTTTGCTGACGGTGGTTACACTGGGTCTGGTGGAAAATATGAACCTGCCGGTATTGTCCATAAAGGAGAGGTGGTCTGGTCGCAAGAAGATATTCGCCGTTGGGGTGGCGTTGGGTTAGTTGAAAATATGCGTAAGAGTGCAAACCCTGAAGCATTTATCAATAATCATGCTATTAACAACACTTCAGCAGAAAATGTCTTTAATCGCTCATTCCTAAGCTCTAAAGCTTTTAATGATAATCAAACGATTTCGAATATTTTTAATCAACCTATTCGAGAAAATCAGATTATTACTAAAGGCTTTGCGAACGGTGGATTTACTGGAGGAGCTGTTTCAAAACCGACAGTTTCCGCTCGTTCGGATCTATTCCACGATGGCAAAGTCTACTTCTCATCAAATGGTTTAGTTCAGGATCGATCAAATCTTGAGGATGTTCAAGACTTCACGATGGGTCAAGCTGCTCGACCTCAAGCTGAGATTATGCCTTCAATTGAGCCTGCTTCACCGATAATCAATTTCAAAATTGAAGTGATTAATCAGGTGAGTGGGGCAACAGTTGAAGCTGAACAACTGGATGAGCAAACAGTCCGGATCATTGTTACAGATGAACTGGATAAGCAGCTTCCAAGAAAGGTACCGAAACTTGTAAGTGACCAAATTGGTAATCCAAACTCAACTATTAGTCGGTCTTTGACTGAGAATACGACAGCAAGACGGAATCGTTAATCAATAAAACCACCTTTCGGGGTGGTTTTTTATTACCTGAAGGAAAGTTATGTACAAGTTAAAGCTAAATCCTCAGACCAGCGGCTATGGCGTAACACCAGGTGATGATGTGAAACGTCAGCAGATGGATGGCGGTCGTGGTCGCTATTACATCGATGTAAAACGTAACAGCCACATTGTTGATGTGAACTGGAATTTAAGTAAAACCGATTTCAATAGAATGATGGCTTTC